AATGTGAGAATCGAGCCGGTGCTTGACGCCGTCACAATGAATCTTTTGAAGTTGGTCGTTGTGGAAAGGTAACCGATGCCAACTTCCCAATCGCCAGTCGGAACGCCAGATCCGTCAACCGCTTCGATGCAGTAGGGGATCCACGCGTCGAGTCCATAAGCTGCGTTTAGGGTGCGGAATCCGGTAACAGCGCCAGCCGTGGTGATATCACCCGCGCCCGTGCTGGTTGTGGTTTCCTTGCATCGATCAAAATAAACCGGCATCGAGCGTTCACCTAATTAGACCTTGCCGAACACTGCCGTTCGATCGCGCGAAGCCTGTGCTTTTGCTTCCTCAATGTTGCCGTCAGTCAAGTCCGCCATCGGGGTCCAGATACTGCCGCCTTCGCCTGCCGCCTGCTTCGCAAGCCGCCCTGCATGACGCAGGAATGCAGCAAGTCGAACAGCGGTTCGATGATCCATTCGGCAAGCCTTCTCGCCGATCGTCATCACTACATCGATTCCTTCAACCCTGCATCCATACAGGGTTTGTTTCATCAGTGGTTCGCCAATTTCTTTGCTTTGCATAAAAGCCCCTTTCTTTGGGTTGTTAGTCGAGAGTCCAGACCATCGCGCCGATCGCATACTGCGGGTTGACGCCGTTGTTGATTACCAGCGACGCATTCAGTGCGGCCCAAAGGCGCATGATGTTGCCGGTTGAAATTAAGCCCAGCGACACGAAGGTTGCCGTTACCGGTCCGCCTGCGGTCATGTTGCCGAACTGAATCAGCGCGGCATTCGATGCTTGACCGGTGGCAACTGTCCAGCCACCCGAGCTTCGGGCTTGCGTCTGGCGCGCGTAACCGGTGTATGCAACTTCCGTTGCAGTCAGCAGCGTGTCGGTGTCGGTCAGGGTGCCGGTGGACAGCGTCAGTTGCGTGCTGCCTGCGGTTGCCGTTGCCGGCAACCCGGTCGCGTCGCCAATGTTGGCAATCAGCGTGTTGGTGAACAGCAGGTTCAGAAGATCAAGTTCAAACTGGTTTGTTGCGCTCATTTGTTCCGGATCCCCTTACAAGCTGGCTACAAAAAGATCACCGCAGTATAGCAGCGGTGTTGCAAGCCGGCTACTGGCACAGTGTCCGACATGCGCGACCACAATACAGCCAACATCTGCACTTTTCAACACGACATTCGCGACGCTATCAGGTGCCTGTGCCCCGATCATGACAAAGCGAACGTGCGATTGCAGCGGGTGGGAATACCCGTTCAGAAACGTGACACGCGGGTGAAAGTTGACCGGGGTGCTTAGGACACCGTCCGGAAATCCAAACTTCGACGGGATAATTTCGAAGTTTTCTGACACGATCAGCCGGGAATCAGCGTGACCAACCAAATGGTCCGCTACTGCGCGCAGAATGGCGGGGTAGCCCCAGAACCCGAACCCGTACAGGGTTGCTTCGGGGTTGCGCCAATCCGCACGTTTGATCGCTTCACGTCCCAGCACTGCCGGATCTTGCACCGGCAGACAGTTGGCTTTCAGCGTCGCAAGCGTGAGCTTATTTAGCCGGAACCGTGGCGGGGGCGGCGTCGGTGCCGACACCGGCAACGGGCGCGGATGGAAAAGGGGGCTTTTCGGATCCGACAGCGGCAGACTGTTCAGGGGGTGCATACCATTCGCCTTTTGCGTCCATGTAGTGAATTTCACAGTCGGGCATGAACGCGCGGTAGTGCTTCGCGATGAAGTCGCGGTTCAGCAAGTCGTGTTGGATCACGATCGCGTGTGCCCCGAGTACGTTCGCTTCGTCTTTGAACTGATTTCCCCATATCAGGGTTGTCAGAATCGGGATGCCGCCAGCCTTGCTGTTGCGGATCTTGCCAGCGAAGTCTTTCACGTAAACATTCTTCGGGTCGAAGTAAATGACAACCCGTTGGTTCAATTCCTCTGACATGGTTCTAGTCCTGTTTCTGGCTTACAAAAAAGAAAGCCCGGGCATTATGCCCGGGCTTTCGGTTTGCTGCAAATACTCGCGAATTACTTCGTGAGCATTACCACGCCGGCCAGATCCTTGAAGCTGGTAACAGCCTTGTCCCAGTTCGTGCCGGTCCCGATTGCGGTTGCGTCCGGGTTGACACCACCGTTCGCCACGTCCCACTTGAAGCCTTTCAGCCCCAAGTTGAAGGCGTATTCACCCTGCATGCGGGTGACGATGTTTTCTTTCCCGGTGATCACGTCGGTGTGAATCAGCGCGTCTTCGGATTCTTCGAGCACGACAGCGTCGCGCGTGAGTCCGAGCGTGCGATAGACACCCGACACCAACAGCGAAGCCGAATCCGACACCAGAACCGGGCGGTTCAGGGTGATCGGCGATGCAGCCGCGATGTTGTAGTTCGAAATGCCGTCGATCTTCAGCCCGATCTGTTCCTTGACCAAGTCGAAGTACACTTTCGAGTGCATGACCCAGATGGCAACGTCTGCCGCCTTGTCACCCATCAGTGCCAGACCGTCCACCAACTGCGTGGTTTTGATCGTGGTGTGCGGGGACGGATCATTCAGGTTCGACGCCTGTGCAACCAACGCGGCGCAGATAGCGGTCAAGCCGCTGTCGAGCCAGTCGACTTGCATGGCTTTCGCGATCATTTCGCCCAGCGTGAAGCTGATCACTTCGAAGTTCGGCGTAACGCCCGACTTGCGGAACGAATCCAGCGTTTGGTCAACGGGACCAATACGACGGTTCAGCTTGACGCTGATGAATTCGTCTTTCGCAATTTCTTTCGAAACAACCGCCGGGTTCGTCGGCGACGCGTCGACCAGTCGACGGGTTACCAGTGAAGCGACGTTCTTGTAGAACGATTCCTGCGAAAAGTCACCGAGTCGGGCGCGCGTCACAAGCCGAAGCGTGTTCAGCGACGCTGCGTTGAACGCGTCGGTGTTTTGTTGCAGGGTTTCCACCAAACCGGAATGAACCAGTTCGGGGTAGATCAAGCCTTGCGGCAGTCGACCGGTGCCAGCCCAGTCTTCGCGAGTACCTTCAGCCATGTTCGTGACTCCTAAGTGTCAACGGTAGAAAAATGATTGCGCTCAAACACTCTACAACCCGATCAGACCAGTGGAAGCTTCATGAACTCCACCTGCCCGTGCTTTTTGATGAACTCCACTTTTTCAAGCTTCGACATCTTCGCCCGGGAAAGTCCCTTCGTGTCTGGCTTCTCGCCATCATTTGCCTTTCCGCCGCCACCATCACGGTTGCTGTCGGAACCCCCGCCTGCCTTCTGCTTAGAGGCAAACAGGTCCGCGAATTCCTTGTTTTCGGCCATTCGCTTCACGAAACCCTTGATGGATAGCGGCTTGCCGTCGTCACCAAGAATCTTCGTGCCTTCGCCATCGTGAACAGTGATTTCGAGTCGTTCGCCGTCTTCAGCAAACGCCTTGCGAACACTTTGTTGCACCAAAGGCGTCAAGATACTAGCACGCCCGCCAAACTCGTTGCAAGCGTCTGATATCTGGCGGAAAACCTCGCCGTCCAGAATCATGCTGTCACGGCGCGAAAGCTTCGAAACCAAGCTTTGGGTTTCTTTGCTGTGCTTGTCTGCGATGTCCGCGCGCCACTTGTCGAATTCGCCTTCCTGACGGCGTCGCGTTTCTTCGGTTTTCAGCTTCGCTTGCCGCAGGGCTTCCAATTCGGTGCGGTCTTCCTCAGTGATCTGTCCGGCTTCCAACGCTTTCACTTTGCGTTCGTAGTCGCGCCGTTCCGCGCGTTCCTTTTCCAGCGCAGACTTCAGACCTTTGGTTTTTTCGTGCGTTTCGATCGCGTCTTCCGACACGAATCCTTCTAACGCCTTCAGCCGGTAGCCGCCGCCTTCAACCGGGGTGTATTCACTACGCAGGGATTCTTCGACGGTGTCGAGTGATGCAACGATCGCTTTGATAGCCATGTTTCTGTGTCTCGGGTTCTGGTGTCAGGGTATCTCACACCAACCCGAGCACGTTACATGACAGTTACAAAGCCGTCAAATCGACCTTCGTCATGTCAAGCCTCGATTCCCATTCCGCGTCACGCGGGAAACCGTCAGCAAGCCAATTTTGGTAGGTTTCTTCGGGGGTCCAAGCCGCGATGGCTTCGGTTTCGGGATTGGTCATCGGGTGATCCGAGAACAATTCCCTGGGAAGCCCAAAGAGGGTTTCCGAATTCGCCATGATCGTTTCTCCGTTTCAGCCCCCAGTATATGGGGGCTTTTGATCAGTGTCAAGCGGCAACCCGAACTTTCGGCTTGCGCGCGGTCCAGAACCCGGGCAACGCGCCGTTGATGTACATCCACGGGCGGTTCGAACCATTGCTGTAATCTTCCCAGTTCTCGCCGTCGTTCGCAACGGTGTAGGCTTTTGCCGCTTCCCACGTTTCCGGGGAGTAGTCGACATCGACGAACACGTAGGTTACCTGCGGCAGATCGTCACGGCGATTGCTGTACTTGTAGCTGTCATCCATGCCGTCGAAGTGACCGTATTGGTACTGATTCGCGAAGGCTTCAACCTCGCGCTTCGTCGCCGGCAGACACTCTGCAAGACGGACACGAACCGAACAGCCGCCTGCGTAGCTTTCCGCCTTGACGGAACCCTTGACGCCTGCCGCCTTCAACTGCGCGCGTATCGCGGCAGCGGCTGCGGCGTGGTTCGAAAGTTGCTTGGACATTTGCATTTCTCCGTTGGGTCAATTCAGGCTTTAGAATACTTGATCACTTGATAGGTGTCAAGCAATAAATCGAGAACTGCTTCATGAAATTGTTTGATCGCGGGGTAAGCCTCGAAGCCTGCTGACCAGATGCGTTGAAATTCGATTGCGCGTTCAAGCGGCACGTCAAGCAGCATCGAACGCACGCGTTCTTCAGGTGTCACGCGTCGTTGTCGCGAAATGCGAACAGAACAACGATCAGGCACACGATCACAACCAAAAGGGTGTCGTTGTCCACTACGGTCCACCCGCTTCGCGCATGCGCGCTTCGCCATGTTCTTCGGCTTGGTATTCGAGCAGTTCCAGTTCGTCGATCAGATCCTGCTTTGCTTCAGGGTCCGTTTCGTGTTCGATCGCCAAGCGTAACGCCCGAATTGTCATTGCTTCGTTCATTGCGTAAACCCCTGCGCGCGTTGCGCTTCTCTGATTAAGTCTTTGACACGCGCCAGAACCATTGCGGGTTCGCAGTGCGTGTCATAGTCGGAAAGTTCGTAACAGTTCGGCGGACAAAACAGGTAGTCGATTTCTGATAGCGCCGCACTAAGGTTTGCGCATGCGTGTTCCAAGACGCCTATGCGCTGACGCAGTTCAAGGATTCCTTTCATGCTGACAACCCCCGCTTAACCGCGACGCCGCCGCCGCGAACGTCGTAAATGATCCGGCCATCGCCGTCGAACGTGACCCAAGTGTACTGCCCTTCGCTACGGACAGACACCGGGCGACCGTGCAGGATTGCCGCCTGCCGCGCGATCAGCACGCATTCCGACATGCCCCACATTCCCATCGGGGTTTCCCGTTCGGTCATGTTCGGGCGCGCGTCGCGAACCGCAATCACTAAGCCAGATGGATACGCCATGAAAGTTTCCTTTGGTTAACGGGAAGGGTTCGTTTCGCGGGGGTTCGGGAATGATTCACTGGAAGTTTACCGAAGGGGACGCATCCCACAATCGCACCTGAATCAACCCGGTAACTTACCCGCTACCGCTTGCCCGTTTTCGCTACCCGGTGGACCGTCCCGGGGCGGAACACTTATCACTTAAGACCAGTTCCGCAGTTCTTGATTCCATCCTACATGCGCCGTTGACACGTGTCAAGGACTTTTTGAAACTATTTTCACCTGAACGATGGTGAATGCGCGGGCACGTTCTGCTTCGCTTCGCCGGCTAGGTCACGGCGATCGAACCGACGCCCGCACGCGCGACACTCACCTGCCCACGTGGTTGGGTTGATACGGATTACCGGGGTATAGCTGCCGGGGCATTCCATTATTTGCACCACTCGATTTCCGCGCCCTTCGCGTATTCCACGCCGTTGATCGAAACATCTTCGAGAACCGTCCACACCAGATCGAAACCGGTGTCGCAGTCTTCGGACCACCCTGCCGCCGCGCGGTAGTAGCTGTCGAGCACGCCGGCTTCCCGCAGGGTGCCGTAGCTGACAAGTTCCTTGCCGTCGACGATCGCGCAGGAAGCTTCAGTCACGTTATTGAACATTTTCATTTCGATTTCCTTTTAGGCGGATGCCGTGTTGCAGTCGTTTACGAATCGCGAGTACGCGGCCCATGCCGCTTTCGAGTTTGAAACATCCTTGCCGCCGGCTGCGATCACTTCCGCGTTTTCGGACACGTCGGAAGTCATCCAGTAGTACCCGGGCATCACGCCAACGTCGGTGTTTGCGGGGGCAATGTAGAACAGGGTTTCAGTGATCATTTTACAGTCCGTTTTCGTGGGTCATTCCAAGGGCTAGGCAAGCGTCATACGCTGCTTTCGTTTTCGCTTCGATCGCCGCCTGACCGGCTGCGTTTACGAACACACTGCCGAAGTATCGATCTTCCTCGCGAAGCCGAAATTCATACGCCTTCAGGGCTTTGGCTTGGGCGCGGGTGTTTTTCATTTTGATTTCCTTGAAAGTTCGTTCGAGTCAGGTTGTAGAATAGCCTGCTACTTGATAGGTGTCAAGTGATCTAGTCGACTATTTCAAAAAGATTACTCGGGTGCAGGGTGACCGTGCGCTTGGACTTGTCGAGCTTCACGCGCACGGGCGCTACCATCGAGCGCGTGCGGTCGTAGCGGTCGACGTACTCACGTGGCAGCCCCATTCCAAGAACGGTGCCGTACCGATCGCCCTGCATCCAATAACTGGTAGCTGCGTGCAGTTGTACCCGCGTTCCTTTCTTCATTTCAGACCGTCCGCTTGTAGTTGAGTTTAACCAGTTTGCCGGTTCGCTTCACGCGCGACCGATCGCTGGTGAAGTCTGTTGCTGCCGTGTTTACGAACGCCATCAGGTGGTCTTTGGTATAGACCAGAAGCGGCATTGTGTCTTGCGTCTTTTCGAGAAGCTTGCCAAGTGCCACAACCGATTTAGCCTTCGTTGCGTGCGGGGTAAGTTCGAAAGCGTAGCCTAGCGCAAGCCAAGCATTGTGCTGAACGTGCATGTTGCAGCCCCTGCCCGTCTTCCTGCCGGCGGATTTGAACGCCGCGTGAACTTCTGCATAAGGTTTGTCGAGCACGTAGCACGTAGCCAAAACCGTGCAGTCATTCGCTTCGCTAGATTTGAACGAACCTTTCAGCTTGGGGGTTTCGCGTTTCATTCCGGGTTGATCCTTTCTTGATTGGAAACCCAATGTGGCACGTTGCTTGATGGATGTCAAGCGATAAGAAAAAGTTTATTTCTTCGAAGATGTGATGCAGTTCTTGATATGCGTCAAGCGATCGGCTATTCTACAACCTGACTCGAACGAACGGAAGGAAAGGAAATGAAAGCCACCCACAACGGAACCTGCCAAGCCTGCGGAAGACTCCAAGCAGCAAAGGGTTCGATCGCGAAGCACGGCTACACAGTGAAGGGCTTCGGTTTCTTTCACGGCGTCTGCTTCGGTTCGCACAACGTCCCAATGGAAGCCGGTCAGGAACTGACGCTTTCGACGATAGCCAAGCTTCTCGAAGGTGCTGCCGCGCTCGAAGCGACCACTGCCGAAGATGTCAAGTCGTTGAGCGTCAGAACCGAAAAGCGGGTGAACTTTTCGACGGTCTACGCCGTCATGACCGAAGCAGAATACAAAGCCTTCGCGAAAGCAAGCCAGTACGGTCCCCTGTACCACGGCACTTGGGAAGAAAAGGTTCGGGTCGCCCTGATGAACTTCAAGGGTGAAGCTCGAATGATGGTTGCCCACGCGAAGATGCTCGAAGACTTGATGGCAGCCCGGGCGGGTCAGCCACTGGTAGAAAGAAAGTAGAAATGTGAAGCTGATCACTTGACACCCATCAAGTGATCAGCTATTCTACAGTCTGACTCGAACGAACAGGAAAACGGAAATGAAATTCTCATACGAAGCGAAGGTTCAGTTGGCAAGACAGTACGTCGCCAAGCACTACGCGGAAGTCGAAGTGATTGAGGAAGCGGTTTACGCCAAGTTCGAAGGCGGCAGCTTCAAGCTTCTTGGTTGCGACTGGGTCGACGTGTTCTGCGGCTTTCACCTTCAGATCGAACAAAACCTTTCGGCCACCTACCATTCACAGGAAGCGGCATAAATGAGTGACTACAACATCGAGCAGTTGGACAGTTTCACCAACGCGGAAACCGGGATCCGCTACGCGATTCACCTGTATGACGCGCGTTGGGAATCTGACAAGGATTTTTGGATGGTGACCCAATACGACACCGAAGCCGGCCAATACATCGAGCGCACCAAGTGCACCGATTTCGAGATTGCCGCCGCGCGCTACGCGGTGATGGTAACCGCTTCCTAGATAACGCCTTCGTTCTGCTGCATGAACAGACCTTCCCAAAGCCACGGGAAGAAGTCTGTTCGTTCACGTTCGTTCGACGCGTCTTCATACGCCTGCATGCGTTCTTCCGCGTCATCGGGCAGATGTTCCATGCGGAGCATTTCGCCCGCCTGTTCGTAAGGTCGCAGTTCGATCATTTCGCGTTTTCCTTCTCAATCATCGCCAGAATTTCGGGGTCGTAGGCTTCCGGCGGGTAGCCGAAGTCGCCGCCTTTATCCACCTTCCTGAAGAACTTCAAGAATTCAGGGTGCACGCGCTCGAATTCGCCAAGCGTGTACTTCACAAAGCTTTCGGCGAAAAACTCACGATCGTTTTTAACAGCGTATTCGCTAACCATCCGCTTCCAGTAGTGTTTAATCTTCGAATGGTTCACCGTTCCGGATTCGTTAGTGTTGATCCGCGCAATGACAGCGTCAACCTCGGCTTTGTAACTGCCGTGAATCATATGCCCGGCTTCGTGCCTGTAGATGTTGTAAGCCTGAACGTAGTCTTTGTTTAGCGACGTGTATTCGGGTGTCCCGAACCGCGTCTTGATCGTTGCCACGTAAGGCAAGTCGTCGTTTGCAAGAACGTGTTCCGCCGATTTCGCCAAATCTTCCTGCCCGAACGCCTTGGCATCGGTCAAGACATCGTTTGCAAGCTTTCGGTTCGCCGCGACCGTGTCAGCGTTCTGCTTCCAATATGACATGCTTTTCGAGTAGTCCGCACCCATGCCGGCCATCTTCATCGACCGGGGAGTGATGAAAAGATAGTCGTGTGCCATTCCAACCGCTGCTAAGAACCTGCCGCCTAAGCGATACCGTCCGCTCGGTTCCTTCTTTATCGAGCCAATGTATTTCGGGCGGTTCATGCCGAACCGTTCCATCATGTCGAACTGAATTTGAGCCATCACGCGGATTGCTTCGCCCGTTGTGCCCGCAGGGAAGTTGACTTCGGCGCAAAGATTTTCCCGCACCCACTGTTCGCCAATCTTCGCCGACTTGAAGCGCGGCACAACGGTTCGGCTGTTCTTTGGCAGGGGAATATCCACCGGCTTCAGCGGGGCGGTGACCGGCTTGCCGGCAACAACCTTCAGGTTCGCACCACCTAGCAACCGGGGATCCGCGCCGCGCGCAACTTGGTTGTCCCACGCGCCCCACTTTTCGAATCGCGGAATCATCTGCTGAAACGCGATTTCGTTCGCGCGTGAGTCGAGAATGATTTGCAGCGGAACGTATCGCGGTTTGTCCGCCTTGGTTGCACGCCCGATCGCGCGGAATGCAGCTTCCTGCCGGGGAAGGTGCATGTAGAACCCCTGCACCCTGAAATCCGATGCCTCGAACGCATCAAGCTGCTTCGCCACCTTCGCGCCGTCTGACATCGTCATGTCGAGCACAACGTTTAGCTTTTTCTCGCGTGCGTAGGCTTCAATCTTTTTCATCAGCATTGAAGATTCTTCGTGAAGGTGCGCGGCGTTCCAACCTTCGTACTCGGGGAACATTTCCTTGATCAAATCGCTGTTGATCACAATGTTGCGTTCCAGATCTACCGGTGCGCCAGTGCCTTCGGTAAGGAACGTCTTACCAGAACCACCCCTGCCGCCCAACACGGTCACAACGGGCTTTTCGCCGGCAGCGGGGGTTGCCTTCTTGACTGCCTCGGGGGTGAAGTGATCCTGCAATATCTTTTCTTGGATCTTCACGCGTTCCGGTGCCCAAACGCCTGTTTCCGGATCCTTGTACAGTTCTGCGGTGGTCTTGCCTTCTCGAATCTTCTTTTCGTACAACGCGATCTGCCGCCGCTGTTCAGGCGACGCGCGCATCATGATTTCGTCGCTGGTAACGTCCGGGTCATCGAACGTTTTGAACCAGTCGGTCATCGTGGTGAATTCTTTCTCTGCTGCTGACTGCGGCAAAGTTGCCTTGCGGGCAGCGTTGGCGTCTTCGACCAACTGCTGAACGGATTTCGGTCGCCCGGTCTGATCCACCAGTTGCGTCAGACCAATCCGGCCATCACGCCATAGCTTCGCGCGTGCCCGCCCAAGCAATTGGTCCTGAAACGCTGCCGGCTTCGACTTCAAAAATGCGTCAAACGTTATATCGTCCGGAACCTGCCCGTCCATACTCGCGCGGGTGCCGGGGGCGATCGATCGCGGGGGCAAGCCCAATTCTTCAGCCGACTTCGACACCGGTATCAGACTGCTGCGGCAGTTGAAGTGCCTCGGGGGTCCACCGTTGAAGGGCAGGGTGGTATTGGTTCCGGGTAGTGGGGCACCGTCGAAATCCCATGCCATGCCGGAATAGCTGATGCAAATGTCTGACGTTTTGTTGTCCAGCGTGCTGATCTGTTGGTAGCCCTTCAGAACGTCGCTGTTTTCTTCGTAGGTTTCGATTCGGGCGCGGTTCGATACGGCGTTGATGCCGGTCGCAACCAGTGCGTTCGCTTGCGCACGTGTCTTCGGGAAGATTTGGGCTTGTAGCCGCTGCGCGATCGTGGCGCTGCTGTCGCCGTTGCGCATGCCGATTCGGATCTGATCCACAACGGAAGTCGTGAATGCCGCGTTCTGCCGCTGCCACCATTCGCCGGTCTTGCTGCCGTAAACCAGCGTTCCGTTGGAAATAGCCTTCGCTTGGGCTGCGTCGAGCTTCTTTAGGTCAACGCCAAAGTATTTGGGTTTCGCCGCCATAGTGACTCATTGATCAAAGGTCGTCTGCGGTGGTAACCAGTGCATCGACCACAATCGTTGAAGTCAATGACGCAAGCTGCGTCATCTGTTCGGTGTGGTGCTTGCTGTGTTCAGCATACGCCGCCCGCGCCCGAAGCACGATTGCGTTCTGTATTTTCTGCATGCGGGCATCTTGCCGCTTGGATCCGGAAACATCGGCGGGGTTGCCCGCCAGAAGGATTTGGATCACCTCCTGCTCAAGCTTTGCTTGCCGAATGGCAAATGACCGTTGTTCGTTCGCCGTCAGTCTTCGCAGATCGATGTCGTGTTCGATCAGGCTGTCGCGGATCCGCTCATTGGCTGTTTGGGGCATCGTTCCTCACCATCCGGAAGCGAGCTTCCCGCAGCTTGATTGCGTATTCCGTTGGGTCAGTTATCTGAACGGTTGGTTGAAGCCGCGCACCTTTCGCGTCGGGCGCGGCATTCAATCGGTTCGCCTTCGGCGGTCCGAAGGTTCGAACCAGTGCCATCAGACGCTATCGACGCCGGCCACTTGACGCTTGGCAGCTTTGCCGCCCATGTCGTGCAGTTGGCGGTTTTCCTGCGCGCCGCCAGTGCCAGCCGCTGCCGTTGCGCCGGCATTCGGCGAACTCGGGTATGCGGGGGCTTTGCGCGGAACGGGTCGACCTTCTTTCGCAAGGTGGAAAATGTCTTTGGTCGTGGTCGTGTGCTTCATGATCGTGCCTCAGTGGGAACGGGTAGTATATCTGCCAAGCGGTAAAGTTCAAGCTGCCACTTGTCTACGTCGTGGAACACCTGCACCGGACCATTTTCGGAAAGGGGGTACAGCGCGTGATCCTTCCAGTATTCAACCTGATTCGGGCAGTTCGTCATCAGCAACCACGTCGAGCCTGAATCCTTGAACCGCTGAAGGGCATCGCGTGCCATTCGTGGGGAAATGTGGTTCAGCACGTGCCTGCACAGGATCAGATCGAACGGGTGTGGCAGCGTTTGTGTCGTGATGTCGAATTGCGTCACATCTTTGTGGCGCACAACTAGGTCGTATGGCGCATATTTGTCAAGGCACAGTGATTCGACAATGCCGGCCATCCAAAACAGATCGCCCGCGCCCATGTCCGCCAGCGTGTCGATTTCGTATTCTTCCACGAAACGGGGAAGTAGCCTGCTGATCGTGTACGCGCCTTCGAGCGAAGAACCGGTTCCGCAGGGGGTTGGTGAATTGCGCCACCCGCGTTCCATCTTTTCAACCATATGCTCGCGCGTCATGTTGTCCCAGCCCCAAGCGTAGTCCGGACGCGTTGGTTTGTGGGGCGTCATGCTACGGGTGCCGGCTTCTGCCCCGGGATCATCGGTGCCGGTTGCTGAATCGGGTTGCCGTTGGCGTCAACTGCCGTCGCCGCGAACATCGCTGCTTCCTGCGTGACGGCGTTTGCCATGTCGGCAGCGGATTCGTCTTCGAGCAACGCCTTTTCGGCTTCTTCGTCGAAGTCTTCCGACAGAATGCCGTATCGCTTCAGTTCGGACCACAAGGTAGCTTGCGAAAGGTCGCCGGCTGTCCGCATTGTGATCAATTCCTTGACGGCTTCGACATCCATCATGCCAAGACTGAAGTCTTTGTTCATGTTGATGCCGCCAGCGGGGAATTCTTCGGTGTCGTCGACCGGCAAGCCGAAACCGAAGGCAAGCCAGTAGAAAATTCCGCTGACTGCGTTTTCGATCGCGGTGCTGACCGTCGTCATTTCCGAGTCTTCCTCGGCTTGATCCAGCGCGCGGGCTGTCGCAGTGACGTTGCCGCTGCGTTTGTCCATCATGATTTCGCTGCCCATCAGCACCAGACGCTGTTCGAGCTTGTCGATACTGTTAGCACCGACTTCGGCAGCCTTGCCCGTGTGCTCAACGTATTTCAG